ATTACCTACACCACCTACGGCAGACCCACGAGCTATGCCTAATGCTATGATGGGTGTTCCACCTCCCACACCTACACCACCACAGGGAACAGTAGCACCTAATACGCCAAGACCTGGAGCTGGAGGTATATAAAATGACACCACAACAAATAGCAGAAGCAAAAAGAATGGGAAGATCTGAATCTTCTATTATTGCACAACATGCACAAGATTTATCAGCAGGAGGCGTAGGAATGGCAGAGGCTATGGGCATTGCATCAGATGATGTTGCTAACATAGATCCTTTTGCAGCACAATTTTATACTATTGATCCTCAAACTGGTGGAACAATGTCAAAAGCAGATCAGGATAAATATATTAAAGAGTCACAAGCAGAGTTAAACGAACTAGCATCAAAGAACGAACAGTTTGCAAAATTAAGAGATGCAGCATTTTCGTCAAACGATCCTGGAGAAATAGCTAAAGCAATAGAATCTTCAGACGAATTAAGAAAAGCAGCTAACGAGTTTGCTGGATACTTGTCTACAGAACAAGGTAGCATGGGATATGGTGGATTTGAAAGAATGAATTGGGATGCAGCAGACCAAGCAATACAAAATGCAGATGTAGGAGAAGCTAGATTAAATGTATTGTTAGGAGATGATGACACTGACGATGACGATGGCGATGGTAGCACTACAATGTCAGATGCACAATTAGCAGCACTGCAACAAACAAGACTAGGCGATTTTAATTACCCTGTAGCTGGAGCAGAGTTTGGTTCTCCATTTCGAAGAAGTGAATTTGTAGGAAGAGAAATATCTCCACAAGAACAGTTACAAAGATTCGCTGCGTTTATGCCTGTAACTACAGTAAGTCCTGAAATAGCTAGTTATATGCAAGACATTACACCTGAATTAGTAACATCTTTTTATGCACAAGGAGCTGGATTGCCAGGATCTCCGTATGCTGTTACGGATGATTCAGGCATGAGTTCTTTTGAAAGATTTTTAGGCAGTGGTACAAGATTAACTCCTGAACAAATGAGACAATATGCAAATGAAGTTAACACGGCTTTGTTATCAGCAGAAGCACCTACTCAAAGACAACAATTTTTACAAGCTGCTTATGCAAGTCCTTCAGCACAAAGAAATTTATATGAACAAGCATTAGGAACAGGCACTGCAGCAGCAACAAGAGATGCTCTTGCTAGTATGATAAACAGACAATATAGGCAACAACAATTCCAAACACCAGGACAAGCATTTTTGCCAACAGCAGGGCAACCTAGAGCATTCCAGACACAAGAAGCGTTGTTAGGACAACCATTTGATGCAGATGATTATGTAAATCCATTTCAAGAATTTATGGTAGGTAATTAATATGGCAAATGGAAATAATTATTTTACTAATCCTTTTATGGATTACACAGGAGGCACACCAGCCACAAGTATAAGAGATATGCTTGAATACAAACCATCTTTAGCATATTACAGTTCTCCTACAGGACAGGCATTCGCAGGAAGAGGTGGAGGACAAAGACAATATTTTCAAAGATCTTTTGGCGATATATACAATGAATATTTAGGAGAGTTAGGTAGCCAGATCAGAGGAGGAGGCACTCCTACCACAAGATTTGAAGATTTCTTAGCAGATGATCCTTTTACTAGAAGATACACAAGAATGAGTCCTGGTATGAGAAGATCGTTTGGTGCAACAGATCGAAGCTCATTTTCTCCAACAACCAGATTCTTATATTATTGAGGTAAATAATGCCTCATATACCAGGACATAATATAAATCCTTTTGCAGGGTATGTGCCTACACCTCCACCTATGTCTCCACAAAGATTTCCTATGCCAGGAGAATATCCAGGAGAATTAATTTATGGAAATATTACACCAACAGTTACAACACCTTTGCCACAATTTATGAATTTAATAGGATCAGAAGGACAAGGGTTTGTTTTTGCTAACGAACCTGGTCAGATAGATGCTATCCCTACATTAACTCCTGAACAAAGAATAGCAGCAGGGTTGCCTGCACAAACAGGTAGGATGGGATTTTTTGAAGATCTTAAAAGCTCTGCTGGTACAATGGCAGGAAGAATACCTGAGTTAGCAAAATCTATAGCAAACATTACGCCAACTAATCCTCGACAATATTACAATATGTATAAAGCCATGACAGACCCTGAAGCAACTACTGGGCAAAAATTATTAGCTCCAGTTATGCCTGCATTAGATGTTTTATCTGCAGCAGAACAAGCAGTATTTAAACCATTTTATTCTGTTTATGGTGGAAGTACATTTGGAAATATACCAGGTGTATACGAAGGGGAAAACTTTGAAAGTGTATTAAAAAAATACAGAGATCAAGGCTTTAATACAATAGAAGCATCAGAGAAAGCATTTGAAGAAATAAATTTATCTGAAGTAAACAATCCTTTGCACAGCGTAACAGAAAAAGGAATAAGCAAATTACCTTCATGGGCATCGTTTTAAGTTATGTGAACCCTGAAACATTTGGATGGAAGGGAGCTATAGAATTAGCGTTTGACCCATTTGTTGTTGGAACAGGAGGATTAGGTGCTGCAAAAAAACTTGGAAAACCATTATCAGCATTAGCAAATAAAGGAAGAAAAGCTCCTATAGATAACGCTACACTTAGAGCATCAGATAAACCTTCAACATACTTTCCAGACATTCCTAAAGAACAACCTGTAAGACCTGTGCCAAAAACTTTAAGAAGAGAAGAAACATATTTCCCAGACAAAAGACCAATGACATTCTTTGATGAAGTTCCACCTAGAACACCTACTGCTCCGTTACGACAAGCAGAACAATACTTTCCAGATACACCACCAAAGAAAACGCCACCAAAGAAAGAACCTAATCCTGTATATGATAATTTATCTAAAGAATTAGAAACTAAACAAAAACAATTAAATGCACTTAGCTTAGAGCAATCAAAAAGATATACAGGCAACTTACTAGATGACAAGGGATTGGAAGCAGTAGACAGTGTTGATTTAGAAATTAATCAATTACAAAAAGAAATTAATGTTTTAAAACAAGAATTAAACAATACTCCAAAAGATACTTTTTTTGATTCACGAACAGACACTCCTATAGATCCACAAATGAGAGCAGGGCAATACTTTCCTGATACTCCAACTAACACTGGTATTCAATCAGCAACTCCTAGTAGTCCTACTACATACTTTAAAGATCCACCTCCACAAACTCCTGTAGAACCATTAGGCAGAGATGTAGAATCTTATTTTCCACAAAGACAATTAATAGAAGATTTGCAAAAAACTAAACCTTCGCAACAAAAACCAAGAGTTCCAAGAGAAGGAACTTTAGATGATGCTATAAGACCAGGAGAATTACAAGGTTCGCAATTTAAACCTGTGCCTGGAACTAGAATAGTAGAACCATCTGCAAATGCAAAACCATTTTTAGGAGAGCATTTGTCTAGTGGAATTGTTGTAGATGTAACAGGAAAGTTTGACAAAGTTAGAAATTTTCTAGGAGGAATTATAGGAGACAACGAAATTTTGCCTTTAGGAAAATTAGGAATCCCTACTTCATTAGCAGCACAAGCAAAGCCAGTTATACAAAAAATATTTAGATGGGCAGAGCAAGTAACACAGGCAGGAAGAAGCAGAGGAAGATCTTTTAAAGATCAATACACTTCTCGTATTAAAGAGCTAAGTAAAGTAGAAGGAGTAGATATTGAAATTGTAAATGACACTCCGTTATTCAGACACCTTATAGGTGTAGATGAAACACTTAGAGGTGTAGATGATGAACTTATTGCACCAGCAATAGAAGATATAGCTGCAAGATATCCTAAGTATGTAAATAATTTATCACGAGAAGAAATAGAATTTTTTGATTTTGTAAAAAAAGAACTAGATCCTTTTAATGATTACATGAGAAAACAAGGGTTTCTTGAAAAGGGAATTAGAGACGATATTATTGATGGTGGGTTTTATATGCCTAGAGGTGGAGAGACAAAAGCAATAACAGAGGGAGTAGATGCTTTTGCTAAAACTGATATGCCAATAGGAGAATATGTTAAAAGACCAAAAGGTCTTGGAACAGGAGCATTGCCTTTAGATGCAGCTAAGTTTGATAGCAAAGCACAAGGTGTTATGTTTAATGATGGTGTTACAAGATACAAATACATGAATACAGGGGATGCTGTTGCTGATTATATAGAAGCAATATATAGGCTAGAAGCTAACACTATTAGAGCTTTATCATTGCAAGAATTAAGAATAAACGGAAAAAAACTAGGGTCAACATACCATCAGTATTTAACAGATAATTTTGGCAAAGGTGTTTTTCCAGAAAACATAGAAATATCAATTAACAAAATGCGACAAGCCAGAAAAAATTTAATTAACTTAAGCAGATTAAGTGGTGCTATAGACGAAAGATTAATAAGAAAAATAGATGACATTTTACAAAATCCTTTTACAGAATCTTCTGATGTTGCAGATGTTATAGATGATATAAAAAAAGCATTAGTAAAAGCCTCGTCAGTGCAAAGAGGAAAATATGCAGGAGCAAACAAGTTAGAAGTAACAAAGTTAATAAAAGAAACAAGAAAAGAAATAGATAATTTAAGACCTGAATATAATAGAGCTATTAAATATATAAAAGAAATGCACAACAAAACAGGGGAACACATAATGGAACTTCCTGGAATGTCTAATCATGTGTGGGCAGATGACATGGTAAGAGAAATGCACAGAATAATTAAAAGCGATCCAACATTAAAATTCAAAGATCAAACTGATGCGTTAAAAGCAGCTAATGCTATAGGAAGAGGGACTGGAGCTACAGGAGACAACTCAGCTCCTTTTATTACATTGTTTTTTGGATGGGCAAAAGCTCCTAGAGCATGGGCAAAAGGAACAGCAGCAAGTTTACAATCCTGGACTAATCCTGCTGTTATGGGTAACAGAATAAAAACTGTAAATAAACAACTCAAAGATGATTATGGAATAGAAGTAAACGATTTGTATAACAATGGGTTGCATCACTCTGGTGGAGCAATGGAATTTTCTATAGGGCAAGAAGGTGGAAATGTAATAGCACGAGCAGGAAGGCAAATACAAGCATTAAAAATTCCTATACCAAAAACAAAAAAAAGTGTTGCTCCTATTGAAGCTGCAAACAGAGCCTTTAGTAATGCAGCAGATGTTATGAGATTAGAAATGATGTTGCAAGAAATGAGATATAACAAAGTAACTAAATTAAATGTAAAAGAATATATGTCATCAGGGCAAATGAGAGAAGCAGCAACCTCTATTAATAGAATTACAGGTTATAGTGCAAGACCATTTGCTGGAACAATGGGAGAGTTGTTAATGTTTGCACCAAGATATTTTGCAACTAGATTAGAAAATTTACTTATGGGTATTTTAGCTTCAGGGAAAGGTGCTGTGCCTGGTGTAACATTAAGCATACAGGAAAGAATGCAAAGACAAGCATTGTTAAGGTTTGCAGGTTATGGCACAGGACTAACTATTATGATAAATGAAATGCTAGGAAATGAAACAGACTTCAATCCAATTTTAACAGGGGATAGACGAATAACAGTATACGAAACTGTAATAAGAGATGGGAAAGAAGTTAAAATAGCTACTAAAAAACGAGCATGGAATCCTAACTTTATGACAATAAGATGGAATGACAGAGATTACAATACTTTTGGTTCTTCGATGCAAATAGTAAGATTGTTTTTTTCATTAGGATTAGCATTGCAAGATAAAAATCCATCAGAATTTATTAAATCATTAAGAGGAATATCATCTCCTATAATTGCTAGATCATGGGATTTGATAACAGGCGAAACATTTGAAGGCAAACCTGTTGATCCTTTTGGTTTGAAAGGAAAAGACAGTCCTATTACCGAAGATATTTTAAATTTTATAGAAACTTTTGTTCCTTTTGCTTTGCAAGATATGGGAATGAATGTTGCAGAAGCAAAACAAAAAGCAGAACGAGAAGATATTGTTAAAGGATCAACAACAGGAGTAACAAATATTGCAACAGATTTCTTTGCTGTGCCTAACTCTCCAATGTCAATAGGAGATTTATTAGAAGATACTGCACAAATAAATTTTAATAAAAATTATTATGATTTACAAAGTTGGCAAAAAGATATGATAAGGCAGTTAATAGAAGGAGAGCTTAGTCCGTTTCAAGAAGCAGCTAAAGAAAGAGTTACTGAAGGATCACAGCATTTTGCAGCTATAGATGCCATAAATAAAGAAAGAGTAGACAAGTTAATAGAAGCAGCTAATGACAAAACATTATCTGCTTATCAGTTTTATCAAAAATACAAAGATATTGAAGATGAAATAAGAGTTCAAAAATCGACAATAGCTATAGAGTTTGAGGAATCAGGGGAAGGTATTAATGACCCAGACCCTAATATCAGAGCATTAGCAAGGTATCATTCTATAAAAGAAAAAGCTCTAACACCAGCAGGATTAATGGATTGGAATGTTTATGATCTTTTAATAACTAAATTTATGCAAAGTGCAACTAAAGAACAACAGGAATATATATTGAAAAATACAAACAGATCTCCAATTCCTTATGAAGTAAGAGAAAGGTTAATACAAACAAGACAAGGAAGATTGCAGTGGCAAAAAATAATGCAGTCTCATTTATTAAGGCAACAAGAATTGCAAGGCAATCAACAACTATTAAAAGTATTAGATGATATTTTTTATGGTAATACTTTTAGGAAAGAGAATTGACAAAATATAAACAAAATAGGATACTAGATTAGGAGGAAATTATGGTAACCGAAAATAACGAACAACAAATTAATACAGAAAGTGCTGTTACAGAACCAGCAGCTCCTGCTCCAAGCACGGAAGCTCCTGTTACTGAAACATCTACTGAACCTGTAATCACGCCTGTTACACCTGAAGAGGAAACAGTAACAGAAACTACTGAAGCAGATGCTCCTGTTACACAGGAAGGAACACAGACACAATCTGTAGATACTGCTGATACACCTGTTGCAGAAAATACAGAGCAAGTTGGGGATTTAACAAAACAACTTGAAGAAACAAAAAAACAACAAGAAGTTTTGCAAAGACAAATAATGCAAAACGAAGTAGAAAAACAAAGACAAGCTATTGAAACTGAAGCAAGGAAATACAACCAAACATTAGTAGATCAGGGAATGGATGAGTTGCAGGCCCAGCAGTTAACAGAACAATTAAAAACATCCAGGCAAAAAGAAGTTCAGCATTCGCAAAACATTCAAAACCTAGATGCTTATTATCAAGGTAAAATGAATGCTGCTATGGAAATAGGAGAGAAACATGGTGTATCTCCTAAACAATTAATGAATTACAATACTCCAGAAGAAATGGAGAAACACGCAAGTTCACAGTCTAAAGTCGCAAAATTAGAGGCAGAAGTTGCCAGGCTAAAGAAAGAGCAAGTGCCACCACAACAGATGGACACTAGTCAAGCTCCAGCAGAAGCCTCCTCAAGTGAGGACAGACTTTTAGACAGATACAATGCAGGGGATAGAAGTCCTGAAGCAATAAATGCTGCAAAAAGAATCTTAGGATTATAAGCAGCAAGGTAACTTGTCCACTTAGGTGGTTTATAAATAAGTTGATAGGAGGGCGTAATGGCTCAGACCGCGACAACTGGTAATCTGGAAAATGCCAGTAGAATTATTATTTCTGCTGCCAGATATACAGAGGAACATAATGCTCCAGCAATGGCGTTGATTGAATCCTTTAGTCTACCTAGTGGTTCAAAACAGGTTACAGTACCTAAAGTAGGACAAATGACTGTTAGTGATCTAACAGATGGCGTAGACATAACTGACGATGAGGAAATCGGAATGACAACTGTTGATCTTACTGCAAGTGAAGTAGGAGCAAAAGTTATTTTAACCGACAAACTTGTTCGTGAGCAACAAAACAATGTATTCACAATAATTGGTAAACAATTAGGAGATGCAATGGCAAGAAAGAAAGATACTGATGTACACGCATTGTATGGTTCTTTAAATGGTGGCACAACTGTAGGTGCTGCAACTAAATTCATGAAAACACAAAATGTTCATGGAGCTATAGCTTATGCTAAAGCAAATAAATTTGGTAGTGATGTATACATACTACATCATCCAAACTCAGTAGCATATCTTTCAAAAGAAGCAGCAACAGTAGCATCTACTGCTACCAATGCAGTTCCTGAAGGATACAGTGCTGATTTACTAAGAAACTTTTATAGTGGATTAAGACCTATAAACAATGTTCCAATCTTTGAAGATGGTAACCTTGCTGTAGATTCATCAGATGATGCAACAGGTGTTATAGCTTCTAAGGGAGCAATGGCAGTTCTTAACTCTGTAGAAACAAGACAAGAAAGACAGCGTGATGCAAGTTTGAGAGCCACTGAGGTGGTTATGACTTCAGACTATGGTGTGTTTGAATTAGACGACACCAAAGGAGCTGGACTTATTTTTGATGCAGCAGAATTAGCTACTAACAACTAATGATTAATGGAGGAATCATATGGTCAATCATTTGTACGGAAACAGAAATAAACCTTTGCGAGATCAAATTAACAAGCAGAGGAAAGATATGGGAATAGATAAATTTGAAGGATTGCTACCAGATTGGCAAAGCAAAACTACATATTACAATCATATTCCTAAGTTTAATACTGATGGGGAGTTAGCAAAGCCTTGTGGCTCTGCTTATCCTAACCAACCTAGTGATCCTTCAACGCAACAAAGACGAGGAAGTATTGGGTTATTCCCAATAGAGTGGGATGGTAATTGCAGACTTGAACTACAAGGGAAAGCCTGTGTATGCAAACCTACAAAGAATGTAAAGAAAACAGAATCTACTCCAAAAGAAAAACCTGTAATTACTAAAGTAACTGAGGTGGACACAGAGGAGTAGTTCTGTGATCTAGTATAAGTGTAACGATTGACCGAGCTTATACGAATTTTATTTATCGGTTGGTCGTAGAGGCAAGTCCTCTACTTTATAAATAGGAGGGAAATCATGGCATTTCCTGTTACAATACAAGGCTCTTTTGGAGACGAAAAGGTTACTTCTTCAACAAAGAAGAATCGGATCGGAGCTAGAATGGTACTTCCAGATGGTAGTGAGTTCGTTTATGCTTATGCAGGCGAAGCAATTACTGCTGGTAAAGTAACCATGCAGGCTCAAACTGCATCAGACCATATTAAAGACTTAGCCGTTGCTTCAGCAGCATCAGCAGGAGCTACACAAATAGTTCTTACTAATGGTGGATCAACAGCAGTTACAGCATCTAGTTCCTACACAGGAACAGGTACAACTGTTGGAGATTACGAAGATGGATATGTTTTCATTAACGATGTTGATGGAGAAGGACAGATGTGGAGTATTAAAAATCACTCTGCAGCAGCCACAGGCGCGGCACTTACTATAAACCTACACGATACTGATAAAGTTGCGACAGCACTTACAACTTCTTCACAAGCTGGTATTCTAAAGAATCCACAAAATGGAGTAGAAGTATGGGATGTTAACGATATCGATGGTATCGCAGCAGGTGTTCCAAGAGCTGATGTTACAGCTAACTATTACTTTTGGAATCAAGTGAAAGGTCTTGCAGCAGTATTAACAAATGGTACTGTAGTATTAGGTAAAAATGTAATGACAGGTTCTACTACTGATGGTTCTGTAGATGTTGTAGCTGACGACTCAAGTGCTGAGTTTATACTTGGTGGAGTTGTAGCAGTTGGGGCAACTACTGAATATTCAGGAGTATACCTAAACATTGGTGCTTAATAATGCAATTCGTAGGGTCTGAAACTTACGATAGAAGATTAATACTACCTGCTGGAGTAACTCTTTTAGGAGAGAAAGGAGCAGGTAGTATTAAATCATTGTCATTTAGTTTTTACGATTCAGTTACTGAAAGAAGATCAGTATTACATAATGTGCCGTACATTCCAGGCGATCCTTATTCTGCTAATGCTATTGAAACTATGATAGGAGAAGCACACGAAACATGGTTGGCTAAAGTAAGGCAACAAGGTAAAAAGAAAGTTATGTCACTAGATCAAAGAAAACAAGCTGGTAAAATATTAAATGAAATAAAACAACACAAAGAAAAAAGAAATAAAAATACTACAGGTAAAATTTATTTTGAAGGAATAGCAAGTGACAGAAAAAAACTTAACAGAAAACTTAAACGGAAAGCAAGAACTACTCAACGATAATGTAGTTGTACTACAAAAAGACATAGAAGAAGCTATGGGAGAAGATGAGTTGTTTAGACTTAGGGTTGTAAACAAAGCTCTGACAAGAGAAAATAAACATTTAAAAGAACAAATTAAAATAATGGGCGAAGCTCAAGTTAAAAAAGCAATAAAGGAGGAAAGCGATGCCACCAATGGGTAAGGGTACATACGGCAGTAAACGCGGTAGACCACCAAAAAAGAAAAAAACTATGAGAAGAAAAAAGAAAAAATAATATGGCTAGAGATCCTAGATTAAAAAGAGCAGGAGTTTCTGGGTTTAATAAACCCAAACGAACTCCTGGTCATAAAACTAAATCTCATGTAGTTGTAGCTAAGTCAGGAGACCAAATAAAAACCATTAGATTTGGTCAACAAGGAGTTAGTGGGGCAGGTAAAAGTCCTAAGACAGCTAAAGATAAAGCTAGAAGAAAATCGTTCAAAGCACGACACGCAAAAAATATAGCTAAAGGCAAAATGTCTGCGGCATATTGGGCTAATCGTACAAAATGGTAAAAGAATATGGCAAAAAGAAAAGGGTTGTATGCAAATATACACGCTAAAAGAAAACGAATAAAAGCTGGGTCTAAAGAAACTATGAGAAAGAAAGGGCAAAAAGGTAGACCAACTGCAAAAGCATTTAGGCGATCTAAACGAACAGCTAAGAAGAGGTAACACATGGCACTAACACAAGGTAAAACTAGAGAAGATCTAAGAAAAGCAATAGGCAGAAACTTAGGCAAGATGGTAACAGGTACTACATCTGGTAGTGGTTCTACTACTACAGCATTAGACACTAAGTTGTTTGGTGGAGATGACGAGTATATAGGAAGTTATATACGATTTACTTCTGGAGATAATGATGGGTCTGTTAGAAGAATAACAGATTACACAGCATCTACTGGAACTATTACTTTTGCTGCTGTAAGTGCAACAGTTGCTGGTAGTACAACATATGAATTATGGAAAGATCAGTTTGACCCACAAGTAGTAGATGAATTTATTAATCATTCTATATGGGAAATTACAGGAAGATACTTTGATCCAGAAGAAAATGTTGACTTGCATACTGATAGAATAAATGCTAGATTTGAAATACCCTCAGAGATTGCTATGATACAAGATGTGTATTACAGGAATAAATTTACTTCAAAAGAATTACATAATTGTAACACAGCATTTGACGAATCAGTTGATTCTGATTTTACTATAACAGTCAACACAGAAGATTATAAAAAAGGATCAGCTTCTAACAAGATAGTAATTGCAGCAGGTGCATCTGCAGGAGATACTGCTTCAGATACTATTACATCGGTTAATATAGAAAAATATGATTTTGTAGAGTTTTGGATTAAATCTACAGTAGCTACATCGTCAGGTAATTTAAAAATACATTTAGTAGATGCAGGTGGAATTGAAGAATCATTAGATGTACCTGCATTAACAGCAGATACCTGGAAGTATTGTAGAGTAGCATTAAGTAATCCTGAAGATAACACGGCTATAACACAAATAAGATTTGAATACGACTCTGACTTAGGAGCTTGTGTAGTTTATTTAGATGATATAAAAGCTGTAAAAAATGATACAGCTACTTGGACTAAAATCCCAAGATATCAATGGAGAATAGACAGAGAAGGAACACAAGGAGCAAGTACACAAGACTTAGTTTTAACAGATGGTGGCAGAGCAGAAGCAGGATATTCATTGTTAAAACTAGTAGGAGGAGACGAACCAGCAGAGTTGTCGTCAGATTCTAGCGAAACTGAAGTGCCAGAAAGATTTATAGTAGCTTATGCTACAGCATTATCTGCACAAGCAGGGTCATTAAGATCAGATGCAGATATAGATGCTATGAGAAATCTTGCAGCATTTTGGTTTGCTAAATCAGAACAAGCAAAAAATGATTTGCCACTTTTAACTAATGTGAGGTTAGTTAGGTAATGGCTAATAAGGTTGTAAAAAAAAACGAAGTATATCTTAATGGAAATTATTACCCAATAACTAGACCAGTGCAACAGGTACTTGCCTCCATTTACCCAGCAAAGGTTGTTATTGGAGATACCACTCGTGATTCACAGTCTAGGGCAAGTGTGATATCTTGGTCTGACTTCAGGGGTGGTATAGGTGTAGAAAGGATGGAAGGGTCAGCAGATGTTGACAGGGCGTGGTGGAGTACCTGTAGCCTTCGCTACAAAAGACACCTAGTATTACCAGCAAAAACAAGAGGTGGTATATCTAATTCGGATACTACTGGAAGTTCATTAGATATTATACAAGAGTATAATGGAGAGTTGTATTGTGTATATTCTAATAAAAAAATATACAAATTTAATACAGGTAACGATGGATTTGGTAGTGCGTTAAATGAATTACCAGCGACACCAACAGACTCATTAGAAGTTAGAATAGGAGGAAAGTTATATTTAGTTGTAGCTTATGGCACAGGGTATATGTATGTAAAATCTAAATTTGAAGATGACGATACTGCAACAAAACTATTAGAAAGTGATGACACATATAACGATGATTCTTCTTATGCAACTAAATTTCTTACATTTTGGGATGATAAGTTATGGGGAATAGGAGATAACGGACAGCTATGGTATGCTACTGCATTAGGCACAGAAGCATTAGATGCCAAGTTACCATTGCCAGATGGTCATGTAACTGATTTATTTGTTGCAAGAAACGCAAATGGAGATCCTGTTATATATGCTATGACCAAAGAAGGATTATATGCACATGATTTTAACGAAGGGATTTTTGTTGAAACGCAATTAGCTTTACCATTTCATAACGAAAATGGTAAAGGATCTGTAAGGTGGAGAGATTCTGTATATATACCAGCAGGGTTAGGTATATATAAATATATAAATGGATCTAATTCAGCAGTGGTTAGCGTAGTAGGCCCAGACAGGGATGACGGATTGCCTTCAGACAACAGAGGATCTATTAATAAATTAATGGGAACTCATAATGAATTAATAGCATTAGTAGATGGTACACTTACACCTTCTAATGTAGATATGTTTGCAAGTGGTAACGAAAGTTCTGTAATAGATGACAGCACAGGGTTTAGTGCAATATTAGGATGGAACGAAATAGGATGGGAAGTTAAGTGGACAGCTTCAGGATCAGATCAAGGCAAAAAAATAACTGCTGGGTTTGTTACAGATGTAGGAGGAAACTTGTCAACTACCAATGCTTATAGAATGTATTGGGGATTTGACGGAGAGTTATACTACCAACAATTACAATCAGATGTTATTAACCCTAACCAAGTAGTTAACTATGACTATGAGGATAGTGTAGACGGAATACATTATACGCCACATTTTAGTGCAGACCAGGTAGAAGTAGACAAATTAGCTTTAGAACTTAAAGTAGAAACAGACGATTGTGACACAAATCAAACTATTGCAGTTGCATATGCTTTGGATTATGGAACAACTTACACATCGTTAGGAACTATATCGTCTAACGGAACTACAACATACACATTTGGAAGTGGTGTGGGTACTGCGTTTAGAGCAATACAGTTTAAATTAACCCTTGCTACTAATTCAGTAAACAAATCTCCTGATTTAATTAACTTAACATTAATTTACAGAAAAAAACTAGAAACTAAATTTGGATGGTCTGTAAATTTAGATATTAACAAAACATACAAAGGGAAAACATCTAAAACTTTAAGAGCAAACATACTGTCTGCTATACAAAGTAACACATTGTTAGAGTTTACTTACAGAGATGACTCGTCTGCTAACAGAAATTATTATGTTGATATAACTTCAGCTCAAGGATTAGAGCAAACAGCATATGACGAAAGAGGGTCAACTCAATTATTATTAACAGAGCCGTAATATGGTAAGTCCAAGAGCATATACAAATGTAGAAGCACCGCCAGGATGGCCTGGAAGTTTGCCAGAATTTTTAGTATTTAATTCGTTAACAACTACTTTTAATCTTCAACAAGGAGTTGAGTTTACATACCAGTCTCCATTGTTAGGAGGAAGATTAGAGAAGGGTGGAGTAGTATTAGATTTTGTTTTTAACGAGCCTCCTGATCTTGCAATTAATGTTCAAGGAGAGTATTATCATTATGGGAAAGGCTCTACAGTATCACAAAATGATGTGATGGTAAGGCAACAAATGGCAGGACAGGGGATATTTTTAATATTTATAGACGAAAATGATATCTATGAAGATGTTGACTATTATGTTAGACAGGCTTTAAATTATAGAGATCACTCCAAGCTAGGAGGAGGAAGATAAATGGCAACTATACATCAAGCAGGATATGTATTTAAAGATGACGGAACAGCAGTTAGTGGAGCAAGTGTTCAGTTTTTTCAAGCTGATACAACTACTTCTGTAGGAAGTGCAGGTACTACAGACTCGAATGGGTATTGGGCGTTAAGTACAACCACAGAACACGCATCAGGATATGATGTAAAAATAACTTCTGGTTCTTCTATTAGATACAGAAGAGGTAACGACAAGTTACAGATAGAAGAGTTAGATATAAGAAATGATACAGGCAACACACAAGGTGGATTACTTGTAGCTAATACAACTAACAATGCTAGTAACAAAGTAGCAACATTTGCTAATAGAAATACTACAAGAGCAGACGGAGATGAGATATATCTTTCGTTTGAACTTAATGATGACGGAGGAAACATACATGAGTTTGCTCGTATAACAGCAGAAGCAGTTGATGTTTCTAATGGGTCAGAAGATGGGCAGATTAGATTTGGAGTAACTGTAGCTGGTACTATGACAGATGTATTTACTATAAATGCTACCACAGCAGGAGTAAGTGATATGACACTAGATGTGTCTGGAGATTTAGTCCTGGATGCTGATGGTGGAGATGTATTTTTTAAAGATGGTGGTACTACATTTGGATCAGCTACTAACAATAGTGGAGAATTAATAATTAAATCAGGTACTACAACAGCTCTTACTTTTAGTGGATCAAGTGTAACTATAGGAGGAGATTTAACTATATCAGGAGATGATTTAGTTATGGCTACTAATACAAGTGGTCATGTTCTTGTAGCAGATGGCACTAACTACAATCCTGTAGCAGTTAGTGGCGATGTAACAATGGCATCTAATGGAGCAGTTACTATAGCTAACGATGCAGTAACATCAGCTAAAATAGCTGACGATGCTATAACAAGTGCTTTAATTGCAGACGATGCTATTACTACAGCATTGATAGCTGATGATGCTATTACTTCTGCATTGATAGCAGACGGAGCAGTTACTACTGCTTTGATAGGAGCAGATGCAGTAACCAATGCCAAGATTGCAGATGATGCAATTAATAGTGAACACTATACTGATGGTTCTATTGACACAGCACATATAGCAGACAACAATGTTACAGCAGCTAAGATATTTGACTTAGCCAGAGGTAGTATTTTATATGGTAACTCCAGTGCAGCTACTGCTGAGTTAACTAAAGGTAGTGCAAACACAGTATTAACAAGTGATGGTACTGATATATCATGGGCAGCAGCTAGTAGTGGTGTAAGTGAAGCAGATGCAGTTGCCTTAATATTAGCATTAGGATAATAATTAATAAGGAAGGAAAGATATGGCAAATACATTTAAGGTTTTTACAATAGCAGATGTTGCAGTTGATAGTGGTACTTATAGCACAATATATACTTGTGCAGGTAGTACAACAGGAATTGTTTTAAGTTTAAACTTATGTAACAAAACAGATACTGACAGAGATGTTACAGTTAAACTAACTTCAAATACAG